CGTCAGGATGCAGCCAACCAGTTTTCCGGAGCCACTCCCGAAGTTCAGGAACTTCAACTCTCCTGCAGCGAGAATGTGTATTGCTTGAGGGCGCCAGTATCCTGGTATAGATGCCCCCATCGATTTCCCGGTAGCAACGATTTGGGCATAACACCCATCATCGCAGTACGGCAGAACGAAACGAGGATCGCTGTCACCGTATTGCCCGATAGCGCAGACAATGCACAGCTCGTCAGCGTTTACGGACAACGAGTACGTCGAACCAGTGGCCCACGTTGTGTCGAGCTCAGCGCGTACTGCCCAGCCGGAAACCGCCGTATTCTCGATTTGGACCTGCGGACTGCGTAGATTTCGTTGCGTCATGAGATCGCCCTAGACCTCAACAACGACGGCGTCGTAGGCAAACTTCAACGACACACCGGATTCATTCTTGATCAACCACCAGTACGTGGCTGAGGCAATCCACCGCATGCCAAGGTAGCCCGTGGCGTCCGCATCAGACGATTCGACTTCGATCTCATTCGAACCATCTGTCCGGATGACTTTGACGTCGCCAGCTACACCGTTAGTTCCAAAATAGACGCCCTGGATCATCCACTTCTCGTCTCCGGCCGGTTTGATCGCGAGGGAATTCCCATTCGCGACTACATTGTGACCCTGTACGAAATTGCCAAAGCTCATGGCTCCCCCTAGTTTCCGAAGACCAAGCCGCCCATCAGCATCAGCTGCATAGCGGTGTAGCTACTAAGTAGTGTTGAGTTGTCAGCAAGAGCGGCCGTCTTGGCCTTGACGCTGTGCTCCGCACCGACAGCTGATGCACGGTCCGTATCGTCATCGTCATACGCTGTGATGTAGGCCTCGCTGTGATGCTCGTTGTTGTGAGGTGTTGGCGCGTAGTCCGAATCATGATCATGGTCAGCCGTTGCGAGCCATTCATGCAATGGAATCAGCACCCAGGCACTGCTTTTGCAGCGGTAGAACTTCCCGAGGTGCGTCTCGCCGCTGGTCACGTAGTAGAACACGCCTTCAAGATCGGCAGAGGCCTCTGGTCGATCCCCGTAGGTACCATCGATGATCAGATTCATACGATCACGCCATTCGGATCCCATGCTAGATCACCTCGATCATGTGGATGCAGATGTCGTTATCGATGTCGTCAGCCGTACCGTCGTGCCCGATCTCGAGCAACAACAGATCGCCGAGCGTTAGGACTGGAAGGTCGATCGTTGTAGTTACGAGGCCGTTCTGTACAGCGGAGTCTGCTGCTTGCTTCGAAATCGTCGAAGCGCTTCCAGTGACAACATCTCCGGCGCCGAGCGCCTTGTACTTCACGCGCAGCTCAGCGGTCTTCGATGCCGTGGCAGCTGTTGACCAGTACAACACCACCTTGGTTTCCTCTGGCGTCGAGATCGTGTTGTCCTTCAGCACACGAGCCGTCACCCGGCACTGTTCGTAGCTGGCCGCAGCCAGCTTGACGACTGCCAGCCGTCGGCTATCCGCCGTGGTCAACACATTCTCGGTTCCGGAATCTGCCCCAACCAGCGAGATCGACTCCGGGAAGAAGCGCTGCGGCATGACATAGTCACGAATCTTCGTTAGGATTTCGTCAGCGAACTTGTGAATCTGGTCAAACAGGTAGTCGAATTCCTTCTCCGTCGGCTCTTGGCCGGCGAGGAAATCGCGGGAACCTTCCGGGGTCTCTGTCCCGATGGCCGCCCATTCTGAGAAATGGTGTTCCATAAAACCGAACGGATGATTGCTCACGTTGTCCCCCTCATCTGCGAGGTCCCCTTACTACTCGTCGTCTTTGAACACGCCACGCCATGAACCACGGTCGAAGCCGCGATCGGAATCATCGGTTCGTGCGGCGGATTCCAGGCTGAATCGGAAACCACCGTGGCCGGCGATAACGTACTGCACGCCTGTTGCGAGAATACGCTCTAGTAGTGCATTCAGCTCAACGAGCCACTCTGCCTTGGTGGTCGATCGCCCCAGCCATTGGCCCGTATTGAATCCTTGTTCGCTGGCTTCGGCGCGCGTCTCTGAATCATCGGAGAACTTGAACCATGGCCGGTCTTCATCCAACAACAGAGCGGAATGGACGATCGAGATCTCGACGAAATACGGCAGATCAGAAAGCACCTGTGATGGTGACTCGTTGTAGTAGATCAGGATCGTTCCCGGCTCAATTCCCAGCGCTTCCGCAAGAATCGCCCGGACCTGCTCCAGCGTGCCCGAGCTTGTGAGGATCATGTACTCAAGGCGGAGGCGTCGACGATAGGCGGTGTCGATCTCGTCTTCAAGCCGTCCCAGGGCTATGGCTCGCCCGATTAGATCCAACGAATAACCCACAGCGGTCTCAAGATAGTGCTGTTCGTAAATAGCCTCGAGAATCGATTGTCGGCGGTCGGCCGCTTGAGCGTAGGGATAGAACAGTTTCGCCACCCCGCCAGAGCGCTCGGTGTTGTAGTAGTGACAGAGCGAATCCTGTGTCAGCAGTCGATCGAGCGTCCCGCTCATGCGGAAACCTCAATGTCAATGTACTCAAGCTTCGTCTCAGCAATCTCTCCCGGATCAATCGTCAGGTTCGCTGTGCCAACCGGATCGTCAGCGGTGTCAATCGTCACCGAAGCGTCAACCACGCCGGCCGTGGCCATGACCAACGCAATGACACGTCGATAGATCACATCATCTGCCGGGACAAGCCCAATGTGGAACGTCCCATCGGAGTCCACCCCGCCGATGTAGCCGGCCAAAGCATCGCGAATCTCGGCCAATCCTAGCGCGTGCGAGAATGAACCATCGACGGTAAGCGTGATGTCGACGTAGATTGGCACCCGCGTCGTCTTGTTGTAGCGATATACGTGGGCTTGGCCAACAGTATCGCGGATCGTGACCGCTGAATCCCCAAGCGTCTCACAGCCAACAGGCACCGAGGCTTCGAGCGCTGCACCAATGTCGTCTGGATCCCCGCCGTACACCGTCGCTTCGATCGAGTGAGGATTCATGCCGTCGACTTCGGAATCCATCCGGTTTTGCCGGATCGTGACCGCCTTGACGCCAGTCACCCGGTAGAGCTGCGACCGAACTGCTTCGGCTGTGGCATCACCAAACGTGGCCGAAGACAACAGATACCGGACCCGAAGTTCGGTGTCTGTCTCGCCGTCATCACCACCGGTTGCTGCGCCGGGAAGCCGCGAGATCAACGACATCACAACGTCATATCCTGACTGCTCGACTACGTTCAGATACAGCGCGCCAGACTGATACTGGTTGGCGTCATCGTAGGACAGACCGAGGATCGCCTCGCTCGTCTGTTCATTGGCAAACACAATCCGGATGTAGGTGCTGCTGCATCCAGAGATGTCGATCGCTTCACTAGTGAATTGACAGGTCTGGGATACGCCAGCCTCAAGTTCGAACGTCTGCGTCTCGGTCCGACCCAGCAGTTCTCCCGTTGCGTGATCGAGCACCTCGAGATGGAAGTTGAACAGCGCAGTGAACGGTGTCGGTTCGGCGTCGTTGGCCACCTTCACAATCAGATCGTCCAAGCAGTACGGATGGGCAATATCCGCCACCCGCACGAGCTGGTAGTCGTTCTTGCTACCATCGGCGGCCAACGCAATCCGGCCTTGGTCATTCGATCCAAGAATCCGTGTTGTGCCTGGATCGTAGGTATTCGATCCAGAGGTTACGCCGGAGATTGGATTGACCTGTGTGGCAATCGTTTCGGCTGCAACGTTCCCGTCGGCGCCGGCAACGACTGCTTCGACCTTCACATCAGCGATTCCGCGGGCACCGATCACGACCTGGCTCAGCGTTTCAAACAGTACGCCGCTCGATGCCTGCCAACGATCCTCCGCCGGAATCACCGTACCGGCGCTGCCGAGAATGGTGAGAACAGTCCACGCCTTGGTGGCTGCGGTCTTGGCGATACCCATCTCGGCACATTTGCTCGACAAAGAAGCGCCGGTCCCCGTTGGAATGAAGCCGGCGTAGTAGTAAGCCTCAAGCTGTTTCCAATCACGGTCTTCCTGCTTGGAAATCGCGGCCAGAAATCGTCCAAGCGGAGAATGCGCACGGAGATCAGCATTCGGGCCAAACGAGAACGACTCATCAGCGGCATCAATGCGAAGCTGTTGGAGGAGATCGACTACGCTCGGTCGGCGGAAGCCTGTCTCGAGGATGCCAAACGTCTCATCATTGATTGTTGCCGTAAGGTCGCTCATCTATACCTCCACCCGAATCGTCGAACCGTCAACACCGCGGACTGCCGCCTTGATGGTCACTGCGCGCTGCTGCGGATCCTCTGTAATGATCAGCGAATCAACCTGTACAATGCGCTCATCCTTGCGGAGCTCGAGGAGAATCTCGTGCCGAAGGAGGCTGAGGTTGCCCGGCTTGGCGCCGAGGAAATCGAACCACGGTAGACCGCAATCCGGTTCTTCCCATGCCTCGCCACGGATCATGCGTAGACGCAGCGCAATCGATTGAGCGAGTTCCTGGGAGTCCTCCACCAGCTGAGGGCCGCCGTCCTCTCCGAGGTCCAGGTCGTACACCGGCCCCAACGTGCCGGGCTGCGTGAGCGTCATCAGTTTGAACGAAGTCGTTGGATAGGTTGTCGGCATCTATTCTCCGATCAGCACATGCTCGCTTGTTGCCGGCGGGGCTACTGTTGGCGGTCCACTCACACCACCGCCAGGCTCTACATCACCGTGCACATGAGCCTCAGCCCACGCGCGGTGGCGTGTGCCAAGAATCGCGTAGTCGACGGCTACGTCGCCGGGCTCACAACCCTCCGTCCCTGATCCGATGTAGCATTTCGCGGAGTCGTCGACTTGCACAACCACCGCACCATCCGGCAGCATCCGGATGCACGTTCCCGGCTTGTCCCGGTGGAAGAAAATCCACTCGTCTAGCCAACAATCGGGGAAGGGTCGGTCTGTGCCTTCGTCATCTGTCATCCGACCACGTACGACCAATGCATCCGTGAGATGGTGCTTGCGCGAGAACTTCGGATCACGTTGCTCGATGTCGGTCAGAATCTCCTCGGTCGAACGTTCGTAGAAGCCAAGACAGATTGGATCGTCTACCTCATACGGAGCACGCATGCCGAAGGTGTGCGTCTTGATTGTCAGCACATCGGCTTCGAAGATCGTCGGGAACTCAAGCTTCGTCTGATTCTCCGGCGGCCCCATCACCTTGAGTAGTGTTGCCTGGACTGTCGCGCGAAGCGTCGTGTGGTCGAACTCAATCAGCTTGGCCGGCAACCACGTATGAACCTGCTCAAGACGGGCCTCCAGCAACTGGCGAAGCAAGACTGCAGTGTTTTCCTCGTGTGTGGACATTGTCTATCCCTTTGCCACCCGGACCGTGGTCAAGAACGAGCGACCATCGGCTGAGTGATCGCCGGCAATCGTACGCCATGTCCCGGGCAGATCATCCGCATCGATTTCGAAGGTTCGATTGGACCATAGCTTCGGAGTCAACAGCGCCTGCACCTGATGCACCTGTGGCTTCTCGCCCGACTCGATCGAGTGGACGTATCGCATATCAGCCGAGACCTCCATCGCTGGTTTGGCGGAGAGAAGTCCGTTGTCTCCGGAGAGCACCACGCCAGAGCACACGCCCTGATCCGGCGGCAACACGTAGAGCTTCCGGCGGGCCACGTAAACCACAGACTGCATGTCTCGTGCTAGCAGTTCGAACATCGGGCGTGTCGCGCCGACCAACGCCAGGCCTCGTTTGGCATACGGTGGGTCAACCTTGGGGTCGATCTTGCCAATGTCGAGACCGATGGTGTTCGCCAAGTCTGCCGCAATCACGCTCGGCTTGATCCCCGGCGCATAGCCCTTCGTGGCTGTCGCCACGGGCCAGATGTCGGTGGTGTCGCCAACGTAGACCGTCAGCATGCGCGTTGTCTTCGAAAGCTCCTCAACCACGAGGTCCTCGATCGTGCCGTTGAGCACGAGCTCTTTGTGCTTCTCGAATGGGTGATAGCCCGCCTCGAGCTTCAATAGCTCGCCACGCTTGAACTGCTTCACGGAGGCCTTGTCCAAGTTGTACAAGCGAATCTCGCCGAGGTCGTTGTCGGGAGAGATGTCAAACGGAATGCGAAATCGAATCAGGTAACGTCCTTCCGGAGTACCATAGCCACGGTTTGGCTGGCGTTCATCGCGAGAATAGAACTCCGTGCCGCCAGCCGTTGTCACCTTAATCCGCCAGCCACCACCCTCAGATTGAAACTCTGCAATTTTCTTGGCCACCCTAGTCCTCCTGGAAGACCAGCAGATGTACAGTTCGGCCGAGGTTCTCGCAGGTCACTTCGTCAGTACTTCCGGAGGGATCGAGCGGCACGATATGGAGACCATGAACGATGCGATGTGTCACACCAGAAAGCAGGTTCATCCCGTACATCACGCGCTGCTCACGGACCAAGTCCGTGCCTTCGTAGCTCATTGAGAACGTCACGATGCCGTGATCCGGGTTCGAACGGAGTTCGAAATCGAACGGGATCCCATCGATCTCTGTAGTGAACAGCTGTCGGGGAACAGAACCGGTTTGAACAACCAACGCCCCTACAACAGTGCCTACCGCTGTGCCAATTGCGGCACCAATCAATGTGCCGATTGGACCGCCAATCGAGGACCCGACAAACGCTCCCAGCAGAGCACCAAGACGACCGTACCCACGCTCTAGTCCAAACTCTATTGAGAGGTCTCTTTCATCGGTGTTGCCGTATGCGACGTCTGGATCCGTGATTGCTTGGCCGCCATAGGTGATAACCACCGACTGGAACTTGACCGTTGCCCCGATGATGTTTTCGCCTTTGCCGCCAGCTGCTTTGATTGCACGAAATTCGGCCAATCCAAGAAACGGGTACGTCAGTCCCGGCCGCACATTCTCCCCTCGTGGGGAGTCGCCAATTAGAGTGTAGGAAGTATAGGAAAAGGTCGTATGCCGGTTGGAGAAGTCTGTCAGTTTGTTAAGCTGCTCCACGTCGTAGCCGGGGCCACCGACGGCACCTTCTACACCGCCCGGCCCGCCAGTAAGATCGACAATGGCTGTGAATTCAAGTGGTTCGTGGTGAATGTGATCGGCAAGTACGCGAGCATTGAGGTGACCTCCCGTCTTCTTCGTGTCGATCGGCTCACCGGTAATCTGGTTAGTGAACCGAGGCGATTCCGACGTCACCGCCCACAGAAGCAACGTTTCACCGCTTTGTTCATCTCGAATCATTGCGTTGTGTGGCATCAGCGCTCCTGGGCTTCGCTCTTCACCATGCCTCGCCGAAGGCTGCGAGCCTGTTGGCGCGAGGCGAGGCCTTCGTACTGGGCAATCTCATGAACAGCTTGATGTCCAGCATCCTCTCCACCAGACACACCGTGGAAATGCATGCTGCCAACCTGCAGCGCACTGCTTGCAGAGAGACTTCCACCACCGGCTGGCGCGTAGGCGTACTGGTAGGCACCTTCGTTCGTCAGACGGCCGGAGGTGTAGTCCTGACCGAGTAACATTAGGATCCCATCCAACGCCATGTTCAGCGCCCCTAGCGGCACATCCAACACGCGGAGCGCTCGATCGGCAAGCTTCTGCAGTCGTGTTGTAGTAGGACCCAGATGCTTGTCAAGCGCGCTGACAATGGGATCCGTTACATATGACAGGAGCGTGTCACCAATTGGGCCAAGGACGCTTCCTAGTGGATCTGAAAGCCCCATCTTGTCCACCAAACTACTTAACCAAGCTGGGGAAGACCCTCCAGAGGCCGCATCCCCCTCTGTATTGTCAGCAATTTTGAGAAGCGCATCGAGTTGCTCACTCGGTCCGAATTCTTGAGAAAACATGCTGACCATCTCGGAGACGTTGAAGAACTCCATTTGGCCACGCGCGTGTTCGGTAACACTTTCCCTAGGTTGAGAGGTTAGTGTCGGCGTCCAGCCCGGCGGGAGAATGCCCATACCGGCGAGCGTCCCTGCAGTGCCCTGACCTGCATGACCCGCCTTGGGGTCTTTGCCCAAAGAGGGAATATTCACGCCAGGCAAGGCATTTAAGTCACCGATCACTCCGTTGGCTACAGCACGTGCAGCCCCCTTGGCCGCGTTCGGAATCGTCGTGGCGAAGAAGCCGGTCGTGTGCGCCATCATCCAATCACCGAGTGCGCTCCAGCCAGACCATGATTGCGCAGTCAGTTTCCCAATACCCGCAGCCGTTCCCTTAACCAATGAAGGAACAAGATCTGCAGCTAGATTACCGATACCCTCAGCAAGCTTCGGTGTCCATTTTGCGATCAAGTCGCCAAGCGATGCGAGCCCGCGCTCAAACTCCGGCTTCAGTTTGCCATCCCAGACACTACGTAGCTTCTCCTGCCACGTGTCGCCACCGGTGTTCCAGGCTTCGGTCACATCATTGATCCACGGGTGCAGTGTGTTGTTCAGCCAATCCTTAAGATCCGGCGCAACGGTCGAACCGAGCTCGATTGCTATCACACCAAGCGAAGCCTTGATTTTCTTGACCGTTGCCGTCAACGTGCCGGCGATCTCAGCTGCAGCATCCTTCGCGTAGCCGCCGGATTCGACAAGTACGTTGACGACTTTCTGGTAGCTCTCTCCAGTGGCTTGGCCGAGCTGCAGCATCGCCGGGGCTGCCTGCGCCTCGAAGATGTTCGCCATATCGCCGAGCGTGGCACCAGCCCTAGTCAGTACACCAACGAACTCGACGAAACCCATCTGCCCCTTCTGAACAGCCCGCACAGCCTGATTGACTGCCGGACCAAGGCGCTCAAATGTCTGGGTCATCAACTTCGCGGTCTGGCCAGTCTTGATCCGCTCGAACCGGATGAAGCTCATTCGCAACGATCGGCCGGCCATTGAACCGAGGATTCCGCCCTTGGCAAGCTCGAGAATCATTCCCGTGGTCTCTTCGAAGGAAATGCCCGCTTTGGCAGCACCGATACCTGCAAACTTGAGAGCGTCTGCCGTTTCGAGAATCGAACCGGTGGCAACCTGCTCCGACATTGCAAGCACATCAGCAATGCGTGTCGCTTCAGAGGCCTCCATGTTCCACATCTGGAGGATGTGGGCCGTCTTCTCAGCTGCTTCACCGAGATCAATCTCTGCGACGTAGGAGAGATCGAGTACCGGCGCGATGGACGCAATGATGTCCTTCGTGGCCATGCCAGCACGGCCGAGGATCTTCATTCCCTCGGCGGCTTCCCCTGCTGAATAGGATGTCGTCTTGCCGATGTTGAGAGCAGTCTCTTCGAGCAACTTGAGGTCCGCGTCGGTGGTACGCAGTGCCACCTTGGTTCGGACCATCGTGTCCTCAAAGGACATGTACGTCCGGCCAATGGCGTACATCGCAGCGGAGAACGCCGCGGTGATCCGATAGCGATACCGATAGATCCACTGGCCGACGCTCTTCACTCCGGACATCACCCGATGCAGAACACCGACCGTCTTGTTGCCAATAGTGTTCAGGCGATTGAGGGAATTGGCGACTTTGTTGACACCGCGTTCATCGACGATGACAGAGATGCGGCGGCTCATGTGTTCCTCTCCCCTGGCCAGCTACGGCCTATGCGTCATCCAGCTCCTCTAACCGCTGCATCCGGTAGAGTGCCGGATCAAACGTGATGCCTGCGTTGTCGTCGTTTTCCTTCCACGCCTTCTCCGCATTGCGGAATCTCTCCCACTCGTCGTAGGCGAGATGCACCTCATCGGCCTCGAGCGGCACCATGCCCCCCTCCGGCGCCCCCCACAGTGATTCGTAGGTCAGATAACCGGAGAAGAGGAGTGCCCACCGTTCAAGGCATTCAATGATGCCAACCCGGAGAAGCCGCTCAGTCGAGGTAGCCCAGAAACGACGTCAAGGCCGCCTCGAAGGCGTTGTATGCTGGTGCATTGAGTTGCTCGATCGGGATCCTTGTTCCTGGCTTCACGCCAGTGCAGTTCTCTTTGCCGTCGAGCACAGCCTCGCCAAGCACAACGTCGTCGTACCACACGCGGAACAGCCGTCGATCATCGGTCTGGCCGGTCCGCGGGTTGCGAGCTTTGTGCTGTGCCGTCTTCAGGTAATCGCCATTCACCTGCTGAAACGCCCAGTGCTTCGGTCCGACTTTGACAGCCGTCATTCCAAGATCGGTGTACCACACGTCGTTGTCAGGCGCGGGTGCTGGGGGTTTCGGTTGTACTGCGGGCTGCGTGACTGGCGCCTTCTCGTTCTCGGTCATGGTCCCCTCCTATTGAGAAGCAACCCGCCTCCCTCACCGTGGAGACGGGCTGCATCAATCACTTACGTTGTGCTACCTAGCCTTCAGTGGTTGGCAGCGGTGTCTCATCATCGGTCGGGTCTCCGTGGTAGCCAGACGTGAAGTCAAGCACCAAGAATTCCCACGACTCGTCGGTGTCTTCCTCGGCCTTGCCGCGCTCCATGTCGGCAAGCTTGCGCACCAAGCATTGCGATCCTCGTGCACCTCTGGGTGATCCGGGCGACTTGTCAATCGCCGCTACCGGGAACGGATCCTTCATCGCTTCGAGGTTCGTCAAGAATGCCGCGTGAGGATTGACATGCGGCAGCGTCAATTCGAAGAATCCAAGTTGCGAACTGTCAATACCAGCATAGGATTGACCATCGGCCGTAGAAAAGCCATGGACGCGATCCTGCGATCGGCCGCCACGGAGCTTCTTCCACTTCGTGATGTGCCGGCCGTTGACAACGAAGGTGAATTTCTGCGGATCATAGATGTCACTCATGGCTCAGCCTCCTAGCTCGCGAGCTCCCAGCTCAGATAGACGATGACCGTGAACTCTTCCCACGCACCGACCGGCCACACCCGCACGCGAATCGTTCTCAGGTGTCGGTTGGCCAGAGCGTTGGGATCGTTCGCCGCGAGCCATTCCATCGTTGGAATGCTGATCTCCCAGCGTCCGCCGGAGCCACCACGCGGCTGCACAATTTGCTTCTCAAGCGCGCGGTTCAGGACCCCCTCAAGCGCTCCTTGGACCATGTTCAGGCCATGGGTGGTCTGCGGGATCTTGGCATTGCGAACAAGTAGACCGAGGATCGACTCTTCCATCCGAACCTTCAGCCAATCCTTGCAGCGACGAAGATCGGCAAAGGTTCCGTTCGTGCCTTCTGAACCGATGGTCATTGGCACGCCGGCTTGGGTGATGTACGGGATACACGCGCCGGCGGCGTGCATCTTGGCAGTGAACGTCACCATATCTCCGGAGCTCCAATATGCCGTAGCAACAGAGTTGAGCGGCTTGTGGGTCAGCGTTAGGCTGCCGACTTCACTCCCGGCCCACAGGCCCATCAGGCCCGCGTCTGGCAGTTCGTTATCGGGATCATCGTGCGCCACGAGCAACACGCGATCGGAATTGATCGCGAGTGACTGGGCTACGCATTCCGCAGACGTCAACCCGCTTTGGTTGGCGAGCAACAGGTACATCATCCGTGCTGATACCGAATCTGCGAGCTCGGCTTGGTCTCCTTCGACTTCTTCGTGTTCTGTCAGTCCAACGAAATAGGGCAAGGAGTACCCGCCGGCTTCACACGCAGCAACGACCTCGGTCAGCGCGTCAGAGAGATCTGTCACCAATGGCGTCGCAGATCGCGTCTTGGAGTAGATGTAGAACGTCTCCGGATGCGGATCCTGCGCCAGCAACGTAACCGCCGACTTGTACTCTGGCGTGGTTGTCGGGAAGTGCGCTGCAATCGCCGTCAGATCGTCTGAGCTGTAGGCCTTCAGCGTATCTTTGACCGCTTCCTCGTCAGTGGAAGTACCGAGGATCAACGGAATGTTGAACGGCGTCTCCGCAAGCGGCCGGGTTCGATCGACAACAGAGACATGAATGCGTTCGAAGCTCATGCCGTCACCCCCTCAAGCGCCTCACGGAACACCCGCGAGATCCCGCCCTTTTCAGCCAACGTCGCCAACTGAGAGAGGGCTGCTTTGTCGTTCTTGAACTCCCCCACCAAGGCCAGCGCTTCTTCAACACCAATGGCATTGACTTCGAGCGTTGTGAGGCCATCGGGATCCTCTGACAGGCAGCCGCTAATCCACGCCACCTGATATCCGTCATCCACGAGCTTGCCAGCGACGAACTGATTGGCGAAACGCGGATCCTCTTTTCTCAAGGTGTCGAGGAGCTCTTCCTCTACCCGGTTGATCCCCGGCACCAAACGAAGGCGATCGCCATACTTCGTCGGGTGGGGATAGGTCGATCTGATACGTCGTTTCCAACTCATGGGATCTCCTTCGATTCCTGCGTCCCGTCGTCGTTCCCCTTCTGCAATGTGAACGTCACCTTGTCGAACGTCCCAGCCGCGGTTTGAGTGGTCTCGCCGACATGCAGGCGTACCTCAAAGCGGGCCACTCGTTCGATCGAGCGATTGAGGCGTGTCGTGGCGTCCCTGACTTGTCCTGGATCCACAATCAGCGCGTCCATACCCAACAAGTTCAATTCCCCTTGGGCTTGTGCTCCAAGGTAGCGTTGGGCACGTTTGGCCACGGCAAACACCTCTTCGGATGCATGTGTCCGCGCCGGGGCATGCACCGAGAGACGCAATGTGTGACGCGAGACTTTCTCGCGGACAAGCAAACAGCCATTCTCGTCATCAGGATCCAGGTCTACGCGCTTATATGGATTGTGAGGATGGTCGCGCAACGGCGTACCGCCGGCCTCGGGTAGAGCAAACGTCAAGAACAGCCCCTCCGGCCGGTCACCGATATCGTCCTCGGCCACAACCTGTGCTTCAGTCAAGCTGCATGCACCCATGATCCCGCCAGAGGCATCCTCGGCGGGGTCGGTGCGGCCGTACAGTAACTGCTGTACCAGTGGGGTCAAGTCCACCAGGTCGAAGCTCACAGCTCCTCCGTCAGTTCGAACACCATCAGGCCGAAACGCTCAGACTCAACCTCGCGCCGAAGCACTTTGTAGACTTCGCCGGCGCCGTTGGTGATATGAGCATCCTTGGTGATTGAAAGCGCGTCTCCGTTGGCATCGAGCGTGTCTGCGCCAACGACCAGCAATGGCTGCGTTGCGGAAAGCACACCACCACTGGCAATCATTTGTTGCCACACCGCAGCCTCAACAATCACGCCATCGAACGCCACAGGATCCGCGGCTACCTCTGTGGTGTAGCCACCACTGCGCTGTTTCGTTGTCGCATCAAGCGTCAAGGTCTCCTCGAATGGGAGTAGCGCGGCTTGCATCGCAGAACCGAGAAATCCACCGCTCATTGGGACACCGCCGCGACACCTTTGTGTCGCACTTCTTCAACGACCGAGCGTTGCAGGTGGCCATGGTCGACCAACGGATTCGTTGACTTCTTCTGCTGAATCGTGAACGGATGATTGGCCGGTTCGCGCAGATCGATCATCGACTTGCGCATCATGCCAATAACAGTCTGACCAACCCGGTGCCATGTCTCTTGGGTAAGATTCATGCCAGGATTGGCAATTGCTTGGTCGATCCCCGCTTGAATGATTCGCACCCCCGCGATCTCAATATCCTCGAGAATCGGATCGACGAACGGCCGTGGTGGAATGTGAATGTGCGTTGTGTCGGGGCTCAAGTGCAACCCCATGTAGTGTAGGTACGCACGCATCTTCGGCGTCACACGGATATCGCAACCCTCGTGAAGGATCACCGCAAGATCACGCATGGTGATCTTGGAATCGCCGACGGGCTGCTCGGCCCGGTCGCCGAAGATGCCAATCTCGACTTCGTGTTCGGCCATGCTGCGCAACGAAGCCACAATCTTGGGCAAGGAGTTCGTATCGGTCACCTTCACCGCAAGACTCTCCCGCGGTTGTAGCGTTTCCAGCGCCGGAGGAATTCCTTCCCGGGAGAGGAGAAGGACAACTCATCCTCGCTAACAGCAGCACTGGCTCCACGAATACCCTGCCATTCAACGGATACCTTCCCGAACTTCGCCGCTGTCGGCTCCGGCTCTCGCATCACCGTGGCTAGATGCGCCGCCATCAGTGCCCAGAGATGCTTGCGTGCCGTGTCGGAAGGGATCGCCGAACTAGTCAAGAAGTTAAACGACGAGGTCTCGGCGAGATCGATGTAATACTCGAGCGCCGTGTCATTCATCTTAAACGCCCGGACATTGCGAACGTCGGAGGCTGTTGGACAGAACGTATAGCTCACGGGTGCCTCCCAATGAAGCGGGGCGGGTTCAGGACCCGCCCCGTCGTTAGATCTTTGGGTTCATCAGCCAATCTAGCGTCTCGACACACTCATCTGTGGCCTCCGGATTTCGAGGAGTCCCTGCTTGCAGAGCGTTCGGACCGACAGTGGTGCGTCTTCTGTCGATTGAACCGTCGCCTTCAGGAGCTCCTCTTCGACCTCATTCTCACCCGGAGTAAGATCGAGGCCTGTTGCGTACCGGAGAATCTGATGGTGCTCACTGTGCACCTTGACCTTCGACATGTCTCGTCTCCCTCATTGCCGATTGAGGCGTGCTATTGCAATCCTCTGGTCTAGGCGATACCGGTCGCAACGCAGATCCCGAGCGGGCGATACACCAACGCGCCACCGTAGCGTTCCTCGAACGCCACCTCTTCCTTGAACGATCCCAACCGGACCGGCGTTTGCCGCGTGAGATCCTGCGGCAGGGCGTTGACACCCACGTCGCGCGTGTTCTGCAGCACCACGAACGTCCCCGATGGGACCTTCTCCGAGGTCAGCATACCGGCCGAGAACCAGCCTGCGTTCTGGACGATCTGCCACACGGTTGTCGGCACGGTTGCCGAATACGGCAGATGCAAGTACTTCGTGTCGGTCGTGTTGAACACCGCCATCGACGCGTGGTAGTTGTCCTGCAGATTCACCAGCGCCCACACGTCGGTGATGTCGGTTAGGATCTCGGCTGCGGTCTTGTCAGCCCACTTCCGAGACGTCGCTCCGGCATTCAGCGCCACCGTGAAGGTCTGGATGCCTGGGTAGGACAGCACGCCCAGGATGTTGTTCGCGTCAAGACCGTTCCAGAAGATGTCGTTCTCGAGAATCGTCGCCGCGCGGTGCACGCCAACGGTCTTCGAGCCGACGATGTCCCTACCGGTCAGATCTGCCGCGTCACGCTCGTGCTTGTAGATCGGGAAGCCAATCACGAGCGACTTGATCTTGTGTGTGTGCGGCGTGGTGTGCAGGTCGACGTAGGGCACGTCGTCTGTCATCAGCGCATTGAACACGCGCGCCGCGCCTTCACGAGTGACTCGTTGGAACTCGATTTCCTGAATCGCGGGATGGTACTTGGTCTCCAGACCCAGCACCTGCCGCGCGATCATCGCCTCGAGGTCGACGCCTTCGCGAAGCGTTGTGTCGATGGCGCGGAGCTCCTCCGGGAGGACCAAAGAATCAGCGCGTCGAGCAATTCCTGTATTGAGGTTTCGCATTGTGTCTGTCCTCCCCCTATCCCGGCAGATCAAGAATCAGCTCGGCCAGGGTTAAGTCATCAGCCGACTGCGAGTCCGAACCCCACGAGGCGTTCGTAACCTGCGTTCGGCCGTCTCCGGCCTGTTTGTAGAACTTGCCGTCTGTCGAGACGTACACCGAATCAGTTCCGGCAACGATCGCTTCTCCAACTTCGACCACAACGGGCCCCTTCCGGCGAACGGCGATTGAATCACCGTCGTAATACTTCTCGAGCCACACCGGATTGCCGGAACCATCACGCGATCGCAAGCGTTGGAGTTCGTCCCACACTGCGACCCCGGCAAAGGTTTGGCCGGCGTACGCCTTCATCTGGCGTTCAGTGTCGGTTCCATACTCCACCGGTGCGCCGAACTCAACGGTGTCTTCAGCCGCGAATCGGCCCCACGTAAGGCCGCCGGCCGCGCTGCCTGTCGGGATTCGTCCTTTCTTGAGAATTCGCTCTCCCGTGCTCATCGTTCCTATCCCCCTCTACTGGCGCGCTAACCCGTCGACTGCGCGGCGGCCTTGGACGGGTCCCGGTGCAGGTTCTGGCGAGGATCCACATCCTTCGTGTCGTCTCCGTCATTCGTCGAACGCATTTGGCGATCGCCAACCGGCTCAGCCAATGAGTCCTTCAGCTGTTCGAATCGGCCAGCGATGTAGTCGTCTGACTTGCCTTTGAGGTCAAGATCATCGAAGTACGCCTCGAGCGCATCGCGACGCATCTGCGCGATCGACTTGCCCTGATGGGCGTAGTCGGGCACTGCGTCAGCCATGAACGCAATCATCACGGCACGCTCATCGGCCAACGCAATCATTCGCTCGTCGAGACCGTCGTCGAGTGTCGTTTGTGCCGTCTCCAGATCGGACACCTTCTGCCGAAGGGTCTCGAGCTCACTATCAGCACCGTCCTTGGCTCCGGTCAGCTGTTCGATCTGCTTGTTCAGGTCGACGATCTTTGCTTCGGCATCAATCCGTGCCTGGAGAATCTCGTCAATCCGTGTCTGCCAGGTTGCCGCGTCGTCTTCTTTGACATCCGGGCAGAGCGTGATGGTCAGACTCTTGGTCTCGTCCGCTGCATCAGCAATCTGCAGCACGCGGGGCTCTTCGGCCGAAGATCCCGGAGGCGTCTGTCCTCCGTCCTGCTTGCTCTTCTCCATCGTTCCTCCTGTGCTCCTGTTCGGCTTCACTTGGACCGCACCGTCGAGCACTACGGCACACTCCGGACCGCATCGTCCCCGCGGGACGAACGCTGTGTGATCATGAACCGGCAGCGTCTGGCGCTTCGTGTAGTGCTGGCCAAAGGCGTCATCTCCTTCTTCGTCAGCCGGCACCGCTAGAACGCCAACGGATACTTCGCGCTCCTTACGCAACAACACGTCTTGCACAAGGCTCGGCTCGAACAACGTCACTCGCGACCAAACCTTCCCGTCCTCGACCCAGTGGGCACGATCGTCACGGTGATGGAGCCCCAAGGTTCGCTGGGCAGATTCCTCCGGCGTCATCTCCTCAAGCACACCAAGACCATCGAACACGCGGCCCGTCGGGTGTGTGCGCGTGATGGGACGGCCAGGAATCGTCGAGAGATACGCTGGCGTGGCAAAGTCCTTTGCAAGCTTCGCCTCCCAGACCACCTGGCCGGAGGTATCGAGGTACGGCAATGCCTTGAATTGGATGATCGGAATATCGAGGGTCA